TCATGAATTGCAGCTTCATCTGGGCCTGCGGTTGCACGCAATCCAAGATGCTTAATAACATTAACCAAACTGACTATTAAATCAGAAGTGGAAATGTTAGTAGTGCTACGCAACAAGCCCATACGGGCATTATCAATGATGGCAGCTGGTCTACCATCATTGGTGCCAATATCCAGTAACCTGGCCCTTTCATTCAAAAGGGGTTCCAGATTACTCCTGTATAATTGCAATTGAGAAAGGGAATATTCCAAAGTAGCGTTTGCACGCTGTTCAGGAAGGTCATCCAATCCCAGCAATTTTATTAGCTCTTGTTTCCTTAAAGACACAATAGCATCTATTGGTATACCAGAAGCAATGAGGTCGAAGACTCCTGTCTTCCCCTTTAAGTCATTTATGTCAGCCACAAAACGGGCACGAGGAGTTCTAAAGATGGTACAAGAACCATGATTAGTTCTGCCAGTCCTCCCTGCCCTTTGCAGCAAGTCCGACTCGGTAAGACGGTAATAAGCTTCCCTGGTTTCATCCAGGGTATGCAAAACAGTGAAACCAATATCAGAGGTTATGACATAATCAACATTTGGCAGAGTTAACCCAACGTCAGCAACACTTGTAGAAAAGATGACTGTTCCAGCAGACATGTCAGGGAAAGAATTTGTTCCGGATGACAAAACAAAATTTTTCCTAGGACACATCTCTGACATTTGGTGGCACATACCAAGAGTTGTGCAAAACACCAAAATTACAGACATCTGAGGCCTACTATAAATAGAGGCCATCACTTCAGAAATGTATTGACGGGTGAAATCAGCTTTAGTCAGAACATCTTCGCGGGGGACATTAGAAATGTGCACATTATATAAACGTGCACTAACTAATGGTATATCTATTATATCCCTGCCGGATAATTCACTAAAACTGGGAGTTGCACTAAGCCAAATGCTTGGCAATGAGCTTTTGTGTAATATGTCTTTAACCAGATCATATGCCGGTTCAGACACATGACACTCATCCAAAACGATGAGGACTTTGCCACGCTTGTCCCCATACCAGGAAGGATGAAGCAAAAATTCCTGAGCAGTGACATACCAAACAGGCCTATCCTGGTCAAGAACCATGCCAGAAGTGGAACCAGAGGCATCCATAGACAATGCCATGTTGACATAAGGCACAACTGTTTTAACAATTGAAGACCTAGGTTCAATGACAATAATCTTGGAGTACTTGTGCCCCACAATGAGCTTGAAATGCTTGATAAGGGCAGTGCTCTTACCTGACCCAGTGGGAGCGCTGATGACGATTGTCTTTCCAGGTGAAATGGAACGAACATGAGGAGTGACATCAGCGTAGTTTGGAGGAAGGGAACTCCAAAACTTGCTCTGAACCCAAAAGGTAATTTGCTCACTCAGTTTGTTAACATCAGGTAAGCCAATTTTGAGTAACCATGGGCAAAAATCAGGTAAAATCACAAAATCTAACAAACTCAAGACAAAAATGTCTATAAAATAAAGACCCCAACGACGTCCCTCAAACTGCATGACTCCATTGAGTGCAAACTGAACCTGTGCGATTTTGCGGGCAAAAGCCGCAATAGGCACATCTTTCATAAGTTTGGGGAAAACTGATTTGTACCAAAGAAACAACCAGTGTCTTACTAATAAGGAAGTAGTATTGACATCAGTGTTTATATGGCAACAAATAGCGGGGTCTAAAAACTCATATACTGTTTTACGCAATATATAAGAGAGTTCCGCAGATCCAGCAGCTGAATTTGCTAAAGCTATCAATTGCACGGGCCAAGAAACAGTTTTAAAAAGTTTACTTTGTAAAGCAGTTAAATAGCCCATGTTAAAAATAGCAGGGTTGACAAAGTCGGGAACTAAAGCCAAAGCTCCCAATATACTGTCAACAGGGCTGAGGTTGCCATAAGTCAACAGTGTCCCATCAGACTTGAAAGTCTCGACAACCTCATCAACCATATTTTCTGGAAAATGAGCATCCGGTTTATACCAGTCAGCAACAACTTTCTGGTAAGTAGGCAATTTCACCCCCTTCGGGTTTGAGGGAGAGTGAAGATACCGCTTGAAAGAATTAGTGCGGACAATAACGTTGTGCACATTCTGATATATATCAGGATGGTGTGCTGTCAACGATAAATAGCTACACAATCTTTTTAGGCGATATTCAGGTGCCATACTTTTAACTGGAGCAACCATTTTACCAACAAGCCTGTCTCGGTCATGGTAAACTGCCCATCTAGTGGGCTTTAAACCAGCCAACTTGAAATCAGCAATGTCGGACGGTGTGGGCGTGCGGACAAACTTACTAAGGAAGCTGAGGTTCTCTAAAGGACCAGAAGCTTCCAAATTGTTCGTAACACCCCACTTCGACATGGCTGATTGAATGGACCGGAAATTCCAGGCAGCTGGTTTGTTGCCTGCAACACTAAGTAAATGATCGTCACCAAAACATGACAATTCATTGTAATACTTGAATTCCCGGGCAGAAAGGCCAGTAATTTGTTTCCAAGCCATCAAGTATAAAACTACTAAACCAACAGAGTTGTCCATGCTAGTGGAACTATGACCAGTAGTCAAACCAGTTCCCTTAGCATAAATATCACCTGTTGTTGTAGTATTCAACAATTGGCTGGAAACCTGTTTATAATTAATGTCAATTAGCCTAGCTATCCGATCATGGTCTTTGTGATGTTCAAAGCCCTTTTTCCGGATGCTAGCTATTAACTTTAAAACATTACCGGACAGAGTTGAGTCAAACTCACTCGTCTCCGGCATAATGTATTTGGCATCGAGCATGGTTGGAATAAACATAATCCATCCAATAGCCATTTAACGGCATGCCAACCTTGATGGGTGTTGTGGCCCACCTAAAATTATGGTTTGGAGAGTAATTCCAAACTGTAGACATAATATATTGCCCTAAGGGCGAACCAATAACAGTTCGAACCTTGTCAGCTAGATATTTCTTAGGAGGAAGTGCCTCATCCTTCACAGAAACATGAGCGACAGGGGCGAGCAAAGGGGCAAATTCAAAAGTTGCCCTCCACAACTTCTTGAATTGGGCATAGCCAATAGTTGATATAAACTTCCACCTGGAATATTTCTTGCGTGGATTATCAGGGTCAACCATGAAGCTTCCCAATGCATACTTTTTCTCCCACATTTTTATAATGTAGTTCATGGGAGTTATACGGGAAAATTTGAAAATGTCGCCTACGAGGAACCAGACATCATCTATTTCAATGTCAGGATAATCGTACTTTGGACTTTTAAAGTATCGAGCAACGCTTTCTAACTCATTGTCCAAATTTCTAAATTCCTCGCTCCTCCTCCATTCCACTGCCTTAACCCTAAGAGGGTCAAGAGCAGTGTCAACATACATCTTCCTGTTATGTATACCTTGTTGCCAATCTGTACCAGAGATTAGCCAGGAAGCATATGCGTGTGAAGAGCCGAATCTACTCGGCTCCGTTAAGTTAACATTAATTGGCCACCCAGCATCCCTCATGATGTCAAGAGTTTCTTGGATGTGTTCAGCATCATAAGAGCTCTTGCCACCCATAAGGTAATGCGGCAGGCCCAGGTCAGCAACGACCACGGCCAATTTTGCGACAGTATCCGTGAAAACGGGTAAAATGCCAGACATAGTTCTGTTTGGCAAAAACCCCGTCCTGGAAATCCATTTCCTGGACACGAAATTGTATTCAATGGCCAAGGTTGTCAAATCAACAACAATGGCAGTCAGTGTCCAGGAAGCCCATTCAACAAATGAAGTTGAAAATAGGGATGAAACCCACACAAATACAGCCCATGAAACACTGAGGAAAAACATCACAGAGCCAGGGGTTAGCATAACAACTGTGACAACTAGCAACACATAATAGCGAATCATGGAAGCCAGATTTTTCAAAGGCTTCAAATATAACGCAACAAAATAATTGACTGACCAAAGCAGTGCTAACAAAAACACGCTAGGTCCAGGCAATAGATTCTCATGTAAATAAATTATGAAACGGCTCCAGAAGACTGAAGTCAATTCATAATATGACGAAAAGCTAGATTCATCAACATGAGATGCCATCCACTGAGATTGGAATTGACCCAAAAGTCTGGCATCATCATTTTCAAAACTAGCAATAGCAAATCGAATAGGTTTAAGGCCCAATGAATGCATAATACCAGGGGCATCAGCCCAAAGAGCATGCTTCGGGCCCACCAGCTTAATTAGCTTATACTCAGATTTGACAAAACTCCTGAAAAACACCAACAATATGATGAAAATGGAGAAAGACAAAATATGAGCATTAGTAACCATGCCAACAACTATTAAAGGAGCTGGCAAAAAGAAATACAAAGAAACCAATACAAGAGGCCAAATAGCCAGTATAAAAATGATAAGGACCAGTGCAACACTGATCCCAACAACCACTGCAGCCTTCAAGGCATACTCCAGTGGCAATAGGACAAAAGACAGAAGTCCGGCTGATATCATC